GTCTGGCAAAAGGACACTATGATTGCTGCTCCAAACGTTGAGTCTGTTGATTAGCGAGTACACATCCTGTGAGGACTTCAAGCTGCGGCAATAAACACCGCGGACATTGTAGTCCCTCCAAAAATCGGATCCACAGGACTCGCGAAAAGGCCCTACATTAAAGCTCTTGTCGTGGTTAACCGAGAAACCTATTCGTTCAAGGATATTGATAACAAGATCGTAAGCCTCTCGGCGGACGATAATGTCATCACCGAAAACGGCAAAGTTGCCTCGGTAACTCCCACGAGGGTATACAATCTTTAAATCTAAAGCATTGTACACCCCTATTACAACAGCCGTAAAAAGGATCGTCTGTAGCGGAAACGTAAAAGCGTTTCCCATCGACGACACCATATGCAACCGTCTCGACTCCCCATTCGGGAGCTGCACGTAACCACAGCGTGATTCCATCAGCCAAGCTAAAACATGGCTGGGTAGGATCTCACGAAGTAGGTTTATGCTCACTGAATCAGATGCAGAGCTGAGGTCAATAGTACCCACAGCCCCGCACTTCGATCCAATTCGAGCTAAACGCCTGTTCTTGTCAGGCTGGATACTAAGATCTATACCAGATCTCTGCTCCAGATTAGACTCCATCAGGCGCCCAATGCCCTTTTGAATTAACATATTCAATACGGGCTCGGTGCATATAGTCCTAGAAATATCGCACGATTTAGGAACATAAGAAAGCCGTCCACCCTTCACCTCTTGAAAACCACCATAATGGCTTGACCGGATCTTTTCGGTCTCCAACCAAAGGGGGTACTTCGAGGCTTCACTCATATAGAGCGAATATAGTGACTTGGACGTCCCCGTCATCGGACCAGAGGCTACTTTATGGTAGAAACTGTCTCCGGTGGCGCCAACTGATGCGCCAGGACCAACGGCCATACCCTCACAAACCTTCTGAGGGCTGATCCAGTAGTCTTGGTTAGGCTGGAACCAAAAGTCATAAATACACTTTCGGAACTCGCCCAGAGCAATTGCCTGAATTTCAGTCATATGCTCAACATCGATTGTGCGAAAATTCTCACAGTGAGAATTACACGCAAGAAACTTAGATAAGGCAGCACCGTCGGCGTCAACAGACTTCCCATCTTCAAACTTTTTGAAGACAGAAGAAAGTAACGCCAGCG